AGGCGATCATGTGCGTCGAGGTGAACGCCTCGGATCTCGACGTAGCGAACGGGTTCGACTGTTTCCGCGCGAGCGTGGCTGACCCCGGAGCTGCTGGGACTCAGTACGCGGGGATGCTCTACATCCTCGACAAGCCTCGATACACGACCGCGACCGTGGCGCCTACCGCTATCGCGTAAACGACCGCCGTAGGAGTGGGGGCCGGGTGCATGCCCGGCCCCCATTTGAAACACCATGGGACTTACCGTTTTCGCAGACCCCGCGGTCGAGCCTGTCACGCTCGCGGAGATCAAGGCGCACTGTCGCGTCACCCACGACGATGACGACACCTACCTTCTCGGGCTCGTGTCTGCGTGCCGAGAGTACGCCGAGACGCTGACTCGCCGGAGCTTTGTGGCCACGACCTGGAATCTGACGCTCGACGACTGGCCATGCGTTCGCGAGGGGAACTTCGGGCGCACCATCGACGCGATCATTCTCCCACGCTCTCCCGTGGCGAGCGTGACGAGCATTGCCTACGTCGATACGGCGGAGGCAACGCAGACTCTCGCTGCGACGGTCTACGAGCTTTCAAATACGACGGAGCCTGCCATCATCAGGCTCAAGTACGGGCAGTCCTGGCCGAGCGTTCTCGGCCATCCGGAATGCATCACGGTGACATTCGTGGCCGGGTACGGCGCCTTCGGTGACGTGCCTGAGATCGCGAAGGCGGCAATCAAGCTCCACGTCTCGCACCTCTACGAGAACCGCGAGGCGGCGACCCCGGCAAGCGTCGGGGATCGCACGTTCTCCGTCGGCTACGATGCGCTCATCAACGCGCTCAAGGTGCCGCACCTATGAAGGCCGGGGATCTCAGACACAAGGTGCAGATCCAGAACCCCACCGAGGCCACGGACTCGCAGGGAGGCGCCGAGTTCACCTGGGCAACCGTCGGGAGCGCCTGGGCCGCAATCGAGCCGCTCTCGTCGCGCGAGCAATCGTACCAGGCGACGATCCAGGTCGTGGCAAGCCACAAGGTGACGCTCCGCTACACGTCTCTGGTGACGAACCGCTCGCGGTTACTTCTCGGATCTCGGGTCCTCGATGTCGTCTCGCGCGTGAGCGCGGAAGAGCGCGGCGAGCAACTCCTACTCATCTGCAACGAGGTGTCGTGATGCAAGTCCGAATGCACGTCACGGCCGGGAGACAGATCAAGGACGGACTCGCCGAGCGCATGCGAAACCTGAAGCTCGGCATCGCGGGCGTCTTCCTCAGTGAAGCGCAGGCGTTCCGAGTGCAGGCGCAGGCCCGGGCCCCGTCGGACACGGGGGCTCTGCGTGCCGGGATCCGGATCTCGCGCCCCACCTACCGGCAGGATTCCGCAGATCGCCGGTATGGGTGGGTCAAAGCGAGCGTGCGGACCAAGGCCCCCTACTCGAGGCTCGTCGAGTTCGGGACGATACGGAAGAGCGCAACCCTCGAGAATGGCGCCCCTGCACCGAGCGTCACGGGGAGAGAGCTGCGGAACCAGCAACGGAGGGCCTCATGGTCTCGCCGCGGCAACCGCAAGCTCCCTCCGATCAATCACGGCTCGGGCCTCGCTGCGTGGGCCGAACGCCACGGCATCAACAGGTGGGCGTTGCAGAAAGCCATCGGCGGTGCTGCGAAGGGGCGCAAGGGCGGCTCCAGGCCGCGTCCGTTCTGGTACCCGGTCGCGATCTCTGAACCCGCTCGAATCAACCCGCTCATGCTCGCCATGGCGAAGAGGGTCTTCGAATGAACCTACCCTTCAATCCCTTGCAGAAAGCCATCATCGAGCGGGTGACGGCAGACATGCCGACGACCCCGATCTACTGTCCCTTCGCCCCGGCGGGGGCCGTCGTTCCCTACGCGGCGCTCACGGCGATGAGTGCGAGCGATTCGTCGCCGAAGGGGATGACGATGTGGGGGGTGACATGCACCCTCGACATCTACTCGGACGCTGAGCGCAGCTTCGAGGAGCTGAACACGCTCATGGACGCGCTCAACGTGTCGCTCATGCGGCGCGACCTCACGCTCGAAAGCGAGTGGCAACAGGTGCAGGCGCGGGTGGTAGCGGTGAGTGTTACGACTGAATTCACGGAATCCGGAGCGGTGCAGCACGGGACGTTGCAGATCCGCTTCGACCTCGTTCACGTCCCGTAGCAGGAGGCCCCATGGCAATCGACCGAGGCAAGGACTGGAAATGGTATCTGAACACAGGGACCACGGCGAGCCCGACCTGGACTCTCATCAAGAACCAGAAAGAGGGCAACGTCGATCAGACGAGCAATGTCATCAACGTGACGACGAAGGACAACCTCGGATGGGAGACTGAGATCCCTTCGACGAGGAAGTTCTCGACGGACATGACGTGCCTCTACGAAGGCTCGGACGCAACGCACGTCGCGCTAAAGAACGCTGCGGTCGATCAGACCGAACTCGGCTTCCGCATCGTCGGCGCGAACAGCGAGACCTACACATTCACCGCCTACGTAACCATGAAGCTGTCGAGCCCCGTGGACAACGTCGTCGAGATGAGCCTGACGTTCATACTGTCGAGCGCGCCGACTCTCGCGTAACCAACACCAAGCACAAGGAGATTTCCGATGGCCAATTATGCAGCGCAGAAACCGGGGCATACCGAAGTCGCGCTCACCATGTGCACGGCGGCAGCGGCTGGCGATGCCTTCGAGAACGACGGCGCGACCATGATCCGCCTCGTGAACACCGGCACCGAAAAGACGGTGACTTTCAACGCGGTCACGAACTGCTCGCAGGGGTTCGATCACAATCTCGCCGTCGTGGTTCCCGCGGCGACCGGAGACGTGTGGGTCGGACCGTTCCCTACGGCGCGATTCAATAACACCGGCGGCCGCGTGGACATGACCTACACGAGCGAGACCGCGCTCACCTTCGCCGTCCTTTCGACCGGCGGGACTGTGACGGGTGTCGCGTGAGCCTTCCGCAAAGAGGTGAGATGGAGATCGAACTCGGCGGCGAGAAGCGTCAGTGGGTGCTCAACTGGCGAGCCATCGGCGAGATCGAGAACGCGCTTCGACAGCTCGAAGGGAAGACGGTGGGCTGGCCCTCGTTCCTCCGACGCGGCATGGAATGGGGGATCTGCGACTGGGGCCTCGTCCTTTGGGCGGGGCTCCACGCGAAGGACAAGACGATCACGCTTGACTACGTGCTCGACACGGCGACGCACGATGTCTTCAGTGAGTTCCAGGCGAAGTTCTGGATGTTGGGTGAGGAGCACATTCCGGACGCCGTCAAAAAAAAGATGACGGGAACGACGGCGGAACAACTGAACTGATCGACAGGACGGTGCTTCAGATGCTCGGGTACGCGGTCGCGCGATTCGGCATGACGCCATCGGAATTCTGGGACTCGACCCCCTGGGAGACCGACGCCATCGCGACTGCGTACCTCGGACGACGCGACGAGGATATGAGACGGCAGGCGTACTTCGACGGGCAGAAGATTGCATACCTCGGCCAGTGGAAGAAAGCGCAGAGCCCGCAAGAGTGGGTCGAGAGACTGTCCGCGCCGTTCAGTGGGAAGCCGCAACGGAAGCGGACGTGGGTGCCGATTGCGTCGCAGGCCGCCATGGACGAGTGGGAACGAGAACGCGCCGAATTCCTGACGAGCCTGGAGCCAGGCCCCGAGGAAACGAAAGATGGCTAGCGCCGGAAACATCAACTACGAGTTCACGGCTTCGGTTTCGGATCTCGAGGCGAAGGCCGTCATCGCGCAGAAGATCATTGAGGAGAAGATCGGGACGCAGATCGACGGCATCGGCACGAAGTCCACGGTCTCTGACAAGAAGATCGTGGGGATGATGAAGAACATCGCCCGCGAAGGCAGGGCCGTGTCGCCGATGCTCGGGAAGATCGGCGTGGCCATCGCGGAGATCGACGCCGTGGTGGTTCCGCTTTACCGAAGCTTCGAGACGTTCTTCGCGAAGCTACAGCCAAGGCTCGAAGCGTTTGGGTCGGCGCTGCTGTCGAAGATTGTCTCGCCGGTAGGCATCGCCGTCGTGTCGATAGGCGCACTTGTTGCGGCCGGAGTGGCCTTGGTGCAGATGTTCGGTAAGGCCGAGCAATCAGCGCGAGCCTACGCAGCAGCGGTCCAGGCGTCGGCCAAGGCCGAGGTGCAGCTCGCAGAAGCTATGGCGACCGCTGAACTCAAGGCGGCCCTGCGCCACGACCCGAGCATCAAATGGAAGACGCAAGCGGAAGAGGCGCAGAAGTACATCGACGAGACGAGCTCGGCTCTTTTGAAGCTTACGAATTCCACGCCGGATAGGATCACTGCGATAATTGAGGGTAGGTCCGAGTTTGAGCAGCCTGAACCGGGGTTTGGTGGGACTGGGAGCGTTGATCCGTTCAACCCTTTCGCTAAGCCTGAAGATAGCGGCGGGCTCGCAACCAAGTTAAGGGACACGATGGTTGAGAAGCTGCGTGCGCAAAACGCAGCTCTGGTCGAGGCTACAAGGCAGCTCCGACAGATTGAGGAAAGGGAATCCGCCCTCAAGCAGATGGAGGAGGACTGGGGCGACTCGCTCAAGGCCATCGAAGACCAGAGAGTTGAGTCCGCGAGGGAAGCCGAGAAGGCCGCCGAGAAGCAAGGCGCCGCAGCGGAGAAGGCGGCAGATCGTGAATACGCCGCCCAGGCCCGGCTCGAAGAGCAGGCGCAGGCGAAGGCCAACGCCGATGCCGAACGCGCGGCGGCCGAGCAACAACAACATGAAGACAGGCTCAACCTCATCAAGCTCGCCGAGGCGCAAGTCCAGCAGAGCCAGTACGCCTTCTACGAGTGGGCGGCATCGCTCGAAGCGAACATGGCGGATGTCTACGCGGGCATCCAATCCCTGGCGCAGATGGCGACCCAGGGAATCGGCGACGCCTTTGCGCGAGCGGCTGTCTACGGCGAGAGCTTCGGCGCTGCGATGGATGCTCTCTGGAAGCAGATGGCGGCGAGCCTAATTTCGATGGTGATCCAGGTGGCGCTCCAGGAGCTTGTCTACCTCGCGATGTCCTCTCTGATGGTGGTCGCTGCGGCGACGACGAAGATTGCTGCCGAGATGACCTACGGCGTGATAGCTGCGGCGGCCTCTGCCTACGCAAGCCTCCCCTTCCCAGCGAATATGTTTGCGGCCCCGGCTGCGGGCGCAGCGGCGCTCGCAACCATGACTGCTCTGGCTGGGACGGCCAAGGCCGCAGGCATCGGGATCGGTGCTGGGCTCGCGGTTCCAGGTGCCGCGCATGGAGCGCTCGTTACGGGCGACATGCTCATGCGGGTCGGCGAGGGCGGCCAGAAGGAGCTTATCGCTCCCCGCTCGGATTACGAACGCCTCTTCAACGCTCGGCAGGATAGCGGTGGCATCGCGGTCTACCTCGACGGGCGAGAACTGACTCATTCCGTCGCGCGCTACATCCCCCAGGAACTCAGAAAGCACGGAGTGCGGTAATGGATCCAGCGGCGAACTTCGCGAAGTCAGCAGTCTCCACCGGGTACGACGAGACGGCGCTCACCGTCACTCTCGAATCGACGGACCCCAACCTCTCGCGGTGGCCGGACCCCGCGACGGTGGGGGCCTACAACGCGACGTGGTGGGACGCGACCACCTACGCCGACCCGGCCGACGATCCCAACGTTGAGATCGTGCGGATAACGGCGAAGTCTGGCGCTCAGCTCACGGTGACGCGGGCGCAAGAGGGCACGGTCGCGACGGCAAAGGACACGAGCGGCTCTGCCTACAAGATGGTGATCGCGCCGACGAAGAAGCTGATTGACGACCTCCAGGAATCCCAGATCGATTCCGGCACGGCCTACGGGTGGATCACGGACGCGCCGTATAGCGCGGCGGGTGACGGGACGACGGACGATCACGACGCCTTCGAGGACGCTGCGGCGGCCTTGACAACCATCGTCGTACCGAGCGGCACCTACCGAATCGCGTCGAGCCTGACGATAGGTTCCGGCGTCTCGCTGCACATGCTCGAAGGGGCGCAGTTCTCCATTGACGCCGGGGTGACGCTCACGGTCAACGGGAACATCATCGCGGGGAACTATCAGATTTGGAGCGGGTCCGGGACGCTCACCCTTTCCGCGCGGCAGCTCATTCGGTACGCGCGGTGGGACGGGACGGCCGCGAACCGCCTGGAGATCTACGGGCAGACGGAATGGGTGGACGTGCGATCCTACGGAGCCGTCGGGGACAGTAGCACGGACGACACGACAGCGCTCGCGGCGGCCATCGCTTCGGGGATGGACGTGTACTTGCCGAGGACTTCGGGGGACTTCACGACCACGGCGTCTCTCGACATGGACAACGCCGGGCAGCGGATCTTCGGGCCTGGCGCTATCCGGCTGGTCACGCTGACCTCTCTGCCGGTGATCGAGATCACGGCAAACAACGTCGTGGTGGACGGGATCACGATTCGCGGGAGGCAATACGCAGCGTCCGAATGGGGCGCGCACGGGGTGCGGGTCTACGGTGCCGAGACCGCGCGGCTGAGTGGCGTCAAGGTCCTCAACTGCACCATCTACAACTGCGGCTCGGACGGTATCCGAAGCTACTACCTGGATCATTTCCAGTTCCGAGGGAACCGCATCTACAACTGTGCGGATGGCGGGATCGAGGACATCTGCGGCCACTACGGGGACATCTCACATAACGACATTAGCGACATCACGACTGGCACGGCGGCCAACATGTATGGCATCGCAGTGACGACCGTGGAGGATGCCGGAGTCGTGCGGACGAGCGACATCACCATCATTGGGAATAGGGTGCAGAACGTTGACCACGAGGGCATTGATGTTCACGGCGGCGAGAGAATCACGATCCAGGGGAACACGATCCTGGGATGCATCGGCGGAATCGTCGTGACGGACGGCGAAGACAACTACGCAGGGAGGGACATCGCGATCGTCGGGAACACGATTGACGGGACCGGCCAGACGATCTCCTTCGGGATCAACTTCGAGGGGCCGGCGAACCTCAACGAGTACGCAACTGGGTCTATCCTTGGGAACACAATTTCGAACATCGGCGGCGACGGGAGCCATCAGACCTACAGCGGGATCTACTTGCAGGGCACGCGGGGGATGGCTGTCGCGGGGAACAAGATCAAGAAGTCCATCCTGTCGTCCATTCTGCTCTATAGCGACAATCAGGATTTTGTCATCGAAGGTAATACCCTGATCGACACCTACAGGGCCTCTGGATCATCCTATCCGTTCTGGGCCAGCGGCGACAACAATCGGGGCACCATCGGGAACAACCCGATTGGGATCGAAGACACCGCGCTGACGAACCTGAACAGCTACGCCATCTCTATAGGGAATTATTCGACCAACTTCATCAACTGGCAGAATCGAGCCGCTCTTAGCACGACTGCCGGGGGTTTCGACGACGCAGGTGACGCGCTGATTCGTGGTGCCGCAACCGTCACGAGCGGGACCGGCGAGGACGTGATCGGATCGGCAACCTTTCGGGCGGGGAGCATCAAGATTGACAGCCCCATCAGGATTACCTTGCGCGGAGCGAACAGCGGAGCCAACGACACGAAGACGATCAAATTCAAGTGGGGGTCTGGCTCTGTTACGTTCATGGCGGCGAACAACAACGCCTATACATGGTGGGCCAGCATCATTGTCAGGCAGTACAGCACCACCTATGCCAATGTGTTCTGGTCGTTTTATACGTCGGGCCCCACGATGGCTTCGGGGAATTACGATAGCACGTCAGACATATCAGCGGACATCGCGCTACAGGTGACGGGCGAATGCGCCAACGCAGGCGACACCGTGAGACTCTCACTCTTGGACATCGACAGGTAGGCGTAGACATATGACCTGGGGATCCCACGCATACGGTTCGGCCCCATGGGGCTCAAGCGCCCCCGTGGTGGCTGGCATCTATGACCCCAGCTACTCCCACGGCCTCGACATCCGGATCTACATCGGCGGCGCGAGCTTCACAGGGAGCTTGGCCGTGAATCCGGCGCTCGAAATCACGGACGAACTGAACTCGCGGAATACCTGCAACTTCACCCTGATCGACAAGACGGGGAGCTTCCGGCGCACGGTGATCGAGCGCGGGGCATCCGTGCGCGTGACGTTCGCCGGTGCGCTTGTCTTCGCCGGGAGCGTGGACCGCATCGAGGAGAGCATCCCGGGCGACGTGGCGCCTGTCATGGTGTGGCGCATCGAGTGCGTGGATCACACGTATCTATTCGACCGCCACCTCGTGGCCTTCAAGAGCGCGGGCGCGACCCTGAAGACTCTCATCGAGCAGATCGTCGAACTCTACTCGGGCGACGGGAACGAGACTTTGTCGGCCGATGGGATCACGACCGACGGCGTGCAGGGCGAGGACCTGCAAATCGGGCCGGTGACGTTCGCCTACGTCACGGCCGCGGCCGCGCTCGACGACCTCTCCGAGCTGACGGGGATGACGTGGTACGTGGACTACTCGAAGGACCTTCACTTCTTCGACCCGATGACGTTCCCGTGCCCCATCGAGATCGATCCCGACAAGGAGGACGGTGGAGCCTACAGGGATCTCACCGTCGAGCGCGGGAGGGACGACTACCGCAACCTCCAGGTCCTCCGCGCTGGCGAGAGCCTGACGAACGCGCGCACGGAGACCTTCGCGGGCGACGGGGACAACAGGAAGTTCGAACTGGCGATCCCGTGCGGCGAGGCCCCGAGTATCTGGATCAACGGTGTGGCCGTGGCGAGCCCCCACATCCACGAGCGCCCGAAGTCCGGGACCCCCACGGGTGGATGGTTCTATTGGGGCAAGGGTGACGAGGCCATTGACCAGGACGATACCCAGACGGTCCTCGAGGCCGACGACGTGCTGACGATCACCTACCGGGGCCTCTACCCGGTCGTCGTGCAGGCCCGAGACGACGGCGAGATTGACGCGCGGCAGGCTGTTGAGGGCGGGACGGGCGTCTACGCGATGTCGGACGAGGACGAGACGGTAGACGACGAGCAGATGGCGCGGGAGCGCGTCGCCGGGATCCTGCGCCGCTCCGGCAAACTGAGGGACAAGGTCTCGTTCCGGACCTACGATCACGGCGTGCGCTCTGGGCAGCTCATCAGTGTGCGCCTGCCCGAGCATGGGATTGATGACTCGTTCCTGATCACCTCGGTCTCGGCGATGTACCGAGATGACACGCTCTTCGAGTACAGGGTCGAGGCGTCGCAGGGCGAGTACCCGGGGAGCTGGGTGGACTTCTACCGGCGGCTGGCCGACAAGGGGAGGCGGCTCTCGATCCGCGAGGACGAGGTACTCTACGCGCTCAAGTCGATGCGGGACGGCGTGATCCTCGGGGATCGCGTCTCGACGGAGACGCCGCTCGCGGACTACCTCTCGGACTACGCGCACCGAGGCGTCGTCGGGCTCTCTCTGATCGGCGGGCGGCGCGACGCTACGCCTGGGGACCCGGAGCAGCCGGGGGACGGGGTGCGGTACGGTCCGCTTGTGGGGGAGCCATACCGATGAGAGTCTCCCAGATCGCAGCCAGCAAGTGGATGAGGAAGACGAAGGGGAGGGAGCCAAGGATGGAGATGCCGATCCAGATGAAGACGTTGCGCAACCTGTCCCCGGCGCCGTCGTCTCTTGGGATCGAGATTAAGAGCATTGGCAACAGCGTGACTGCGCACACCAGGTACCAAAACGCGCACGCGTTCCGAATCCGTCTCGCTCCGTTCATCTCTGTCTCCTGTCTCAACCACCGCGTGAAGTGTGGACCCGGGCTCCCTCCCGCGTCAAGGAGGAACCGATGCCCGGCGTGGTGATCCAACCGAACTTCCACCTGATCGCGCGCAGGCGGGGGCGCATCGTGGCCGAGCGCCATGTCGCGAACGCCGTCTACTCCGCAGGGAGAAACGCAGTCCGCGACCTCCTCCTCGGGCGGGCGCAGGCCCCCAGGTACATCGCCCTCGGCGGAGACTACGCGGGGGCTGGCGGCGAGCTTCCCCTGGCCCCGGCCACGGACGGGACGAGCCTCGCGAGCGAGATGCAGGCGCACAGATGGGAGGCCACGAAGATCCGCGTGGGGGACGCGGCCGTCGTTTACGACCTCTTCATCTTCGAACAGGAAGGGAACGAGACAGGCTACTACCTGTACGAGGCGGGACTCTTCGCCGGGACGGGGTGGAGAGGTGGGGCCTACGGGGTCCCATACGAGGGACAGAAGCCCTACCTCGGCGGGACGATGCTCGCTCGAGCGACCTTCGCGCCGTTGCTCAAGACGGAGGACGTGACACTCACCATCGCATGGGAGTTCTCGGTCGCGAGCGCCACCACATGAAAACGAACGTCACCATCTCTGTGCTTCGAGGCGGGTACCTGGCGAGCAGGCAGCGAGTCTCCAATCGCGTGATCACGGCCGGAGTCAAGGCGACGGCTCGACTCTTGGGGAACTGCGGAGGCGTCCCGAACCTCATCAGCGTCGGCACGGGAACGACTGCGGTAGCGGACGGCGACCGGCAACTCGAAGCCGAAGTCTTCCGCAATCGCGTGACGCGGGCCTACGGCGGGCCCTCGACGGCGGTCTACCAGCTCTCGATCTCCACGGCGCAGGCGAACGGCTACACGCTCTCGGAGGCGGGGCTCTGGGTCGGCGTGTCTGGGGACTCCTCGACGGCCGCGGCGGGGATCGTGGACGCGACGGCGGTCATCTTCGCCAGAGTCTTGTTCGAGCCGTTCGCGAAGACCTCGGCCGACACGATGATCCTGACTTGGGAGATACCCATTACGAGCGTGAGGAGCTGACATGGCGAACTTCTACGGACTCCTGTCGAACTACTTGTGCTGGCCGACCGAGAACGATCACTACGGTGAGGGCGTCGTAGGCGATGCGCGGATCATCACCGAGTTGAACATGACGCCGCTCCTCGCGGGACTCGCCGGAAGGAACTGCGTCCTGTCGGGGTTCGCACTGCCATCGAGCGGGAACGCCGTGGACGGGCTGATCACTCCCGGGACCGCGGTCGTCAGCGGCGTCTACATCTCGGGGGCCTGGAATCGCTCGCTCTCCGTGACCTACACCTCGAGCGCTGTAAACTGGGTTTGGCTCGTGCTCGTGCGCGACGGCAACGGTCGCGTGCTGCGGCCCGAGATCACCGTCCTCACTGGGGCGCTCAAGCCGACCGACCCGTCCGACAGCGTGATCCTCGGAAGTGTGACGGTGGACGGAAGCGGGGTGGTGACGGCTTCGTCGGACTTCCGATACTCGGGGCGCATCGTTCGCGGTGGGTTCACTGTGACAGGGGACTCCGCAATCGGTTCTATCGACTACGGCTCTGGAGCCTGGACCATCGCGGCCGGGTACCTGACCGCAACCGTGACGTTCGGGACCGCATATCTGAGAGCCCCATGGGTGAAGCTCTCGCGCTTCGACGACAGCACGAGCACCACGTACACGACGATAGCGCGGGCATCTGGCGCGGCAACGCATGCCTTTGCGTGGGCCGCAAGCTCGAACGGGGACATCTACAACTTCGAGATCGCAGGCTGAACATGTGGGGACCAAATGGCAGAACGAAAACCCTTTGACCTGGTGAACCGGCATCTTCCCCTCGTGATGGTCGCGGCGGGAGCAATCGCCACTTGGACTGCGGTACAAGTTCGGGAGGACCACCTTGCGGAACAAATTCTTGATCACGTTCGAGGCTTTGGCCATGATCCTTGGTTCGGCCCTGATGGGGTACTTCATCCCGGTTTGCGCGGATGCCTTGAAAGATACACTGACGAGCAGCTCCGGCAGCGTCTCGCCGAGTTGTCCCGAGAACTTCGAGCAGAGTGCGAGCAGCGCTGGAGGCAATTCCATCTCGCCAACAAAGACAAGGGATTGATCGCACCGTGAGTATCCTAACCTACACAGTCCGGGGCACGAGGCCACGCGCCATCGCGAACGCCGGGGATAAGACCGCGCTCACGACGCGCAGCAATACGGCTGGCTCGTGGCAGACGTGGTACGACGGGAGCGGGCTCTCGCAGGCCGACGGGTACCTGACGGCCACCGACGCCACACTCACGAACTCCGAAGCCGCCTACAACCGTTTCCTCCTCCTCGCGCTTTACGGCTGGATCGAGGGGACGACGAGCTATCACACGAAGCTACTCAGCTCAGCGAAGTACCTGGCTCAGCACCCGACGATCTGGGAAGCCTTCATCTCTCGCCGATTCCAGATCCTAGCGCTCTCCTACGCCTACGACTTCCTGGACGCTGGCGTCATCGCCTTCGCCGACGCGGACAAGAAGATCATCGGCGACGCGCTGCAATCGCTCTGTACGGCCAACGCGCATGTCAATCTGACGACGGGCGATTACGACGAGTATCTGGACGGGCACTCGGCCGGGAACCTGATGTCCCAAATGGTCGCGGGCATCGTGCTCTCTGGCGAGAGCGGAACCGGCTTCAATTATTCGACCTTCGCCACCACGCAGATCGACGAGGCGCTCAACTTCTTTTATGGCGCATCGGCCTCGGACCCGAAGGGGCTCGATGTCATGAGGTACTTCGGCGGCGCTCAGCCTGCCGGTACGTGGTACTCGATGCTTCGAACGTGGAAATTTGTCCATGCGCTCCAGGCGATCCGGAAGGGCATGGTGCAGAACTCCGAGACGGCGCACTCGCTGCAACTCAACGGGACGGACTACAACCCCGACGTGGATGAGGACTGGATCGCAAGCGCTGGCGAGTACATCCTCCACTCGTGGCTCAGGGGCGACGACAATTTCTGGGCCGTCAACGATTCGCAGCGAGTCACGAACCCATGGCTACACGACTACACGCGGCACCCGCTCTCGTGGCTCGTGGCGCTCGGCGGGACGTGGCGGAAGAGCCTGCGATGGCTCCTCGACACCTTGAATGCGAAGACGGCGGCGGTGAACCAGCTCGCGGGGTATCAACAGGTCTTCGACTTCTTCTTCTACGACCCATCGGACACCGACAACGCGAGTGTGCATCCGAAGGACGCGAGCCCCGCGATTGCAAAGACGATCTTCGCGAATCCGCCGGGGTCCCTATTCTCCCGCAGCTCGTGGGACTACAAGCAGGCCGCGGTTCTCAGCTGGGAGATCCCCGAGCGGTACTACATGGGGCACCCGCACTTGCTCGTCGGCGGGATGCAAGTTGCCGTGCGCCAGGATCTCGTCCTCACGCACAGCGGCTTCTATTCGACGAGTGATCCGCTCGCGAACTATGGCGCACTCCACCATCGCCAGTGGTACCAGCAGAGCATCTCGCAGTCCGGAATCCCGCTCGTCGATGACGGCGTGACGACGCACCAGAACTACAACGCGACTGGATCTCTCGCGACCTACCAGACGGGCCTCGGCGGCCAAGTGTGGATGGCCTACGACGCTGGCGGCGGCGTAATCGTACGCGACCCGCAGAACCTCTCCGAGATGCTGATGAGCGGCGGGGGAGAAGCGTTCCACCGTGCGATCTCGCGCATGCCGGCGAATACTAGCGAGTATACCTTCGCCTACTGCGATTCGACCTTCGCCTACTGCGGCGACTACCAGATTCGCGCGACATCTCGCGTTCCTCTGTGTCACCTCAAACTCCTCATCATCCATGCCGAGGGGGCCTGGCCCGTCTACCTCTACGTCTGCCGCGTGCAATCGAGGCAATCGAGCTTCCAGAAGCGTGTGTGTTGGCACAGCTACGGCGCATGGGCGCAGAGCTTCCCGCACGCTTCCGCGAGCGGGAACGGCGACTGCTACCGACACACGGCCTACGGGTACCTCGCGACGAGTGCGCCATCGAACCCATCGGGCGGCAAGATCGCGCTCGACACCTACACGCCGTCTGGTTCCGGGATGGTGTTCCAGCAATTCGGGGGGGCGGGCACCCCGAACGCGGCAGGCTACTATCCGCAGCAATTCTTCTTCGGCGGGACGAACTACCCGCCGACCTACGCGCCGAACTCACGATGGATTGCCGAGGTGGGGCGCTACACGCTGCAAGCCCTGTCTCCCGCGACACGCACGGAAGAGACGTTCGCTTTCCTCATCCAACCAATGGGGAAGGACGACGCGCCGCTCGCGTATTCGTGGGTGGATGAGAACGATTACATCGGCATCACATTCACGGACACCGGCCACACGTACAAGATCGCGCGTGAGGAATTCGCCGTTCTCGCCGGGACGGGCGGGGAAGAGAGTGGGCCCCCAGCGGCGCCGACGGGCTTGGTCGCTTCGCCAGGGATCCTGAAGGCGACCGTGTCCTGGTCGCCGAATACTGAGAGCGACATCTCGAGTTACCGAGTCTATTACCGAGAGAAGGTGATCTGATGGCCGGAGAAATCCAAGTCCCCTGCAAGCTCTGGATCCACAGAGTAGTCAACACACGCGCGACCTACACGCACCTTGCGAACGGAGGCGCGCACACTCCCGACGGGATCCTCCTCCCGAACGCTGGCGCGGCCGACGTGAACGGGCGAACCTCGGTCCCAGTCCCGGCCGACATCAACGCGACCCCGGCAGGGAAGATCAAGCTTCGCTGGGTGACGGCGAGTGCCGACACGTCCTCGACCGTGCGCTTCTCGGTCGCGGTCTTCGACGTGACGCTCAACACGACTTCCACGGCGAGCGCTGCCGACGAAACACTCACCGTCACGGACGCGAGCAACGGCCAGTATGTCGAAAACGAGTGCGAAGTATCGCTCTCGGCCACGACGCAGTCTGCTGGGCTCGGCATTCGATTCGTCGTGACGCGCGACCCGGCAAACGGAAGTGACACTCTCGCAGCGGACATCATCATCACCGATGTGCTCTACGTAGCAGACAGGGCATGACATGGCGCTGACCTTCCCGAACTACGCGAGTGCCTACTTCCCCGGCGCGAGCTGGATGGACAATCTTTCGTCATTCAGTTTCGCGGGCTGGTTCCGTGCCGACACGGTTTCAGCGGGCGTGAGACAGTACGCATTCGCGCACTATGGCTCGACGAACAGGATTTCACTCAGGAAAAACAACGGCGCGACGGAGTACTGGCGCTTCGCCGTCGTCTCGGGCGGTGTCTCGGCGACGGTGGACGACACGACGGTTGCAGTCGCGGCGGGGACCGTCTATCACCTGGCTGGGACCTGGACGCCAGGATCGGCGAGCGGCCTCGCGATCTACCGCAACGGCACACTCGTGACCACAGCCTCGACGGCGTCCCAGTCCGGGCCCTACGCGACCGAGGGGACGGTCCCCCTCTACCTCGGGGCCCGGAAGGCCTCGAGCGACTACGGGCTCATGACACTCGAGGGTCTGAGCCTCTGGACCGATACCGTCCTGACTGCGGATCAGGTCTCGGCGCTCTATCACGGCTCCTGGCCGCACCAGATCCAGGCGACCCCCGCGGCCGTCTACCTCCTCGACGACGAGCTCCTGACCTCGATCCCGGACTACTCGGGCCAGGGACGGCACATCGATGCGGCCACGATCTCTGGCGCGACGGCCGGAGGCATCATCGGGCGTGCCGAGGACCCGTCCTGGCTTGGCGGCCCCGGCGGCTCTGGGACCTCGACTGTCGCCGGGCCTGCGGAGCCAGATCCCTGGCTCTTGGCTGCCACGGCGACGCACCCCGTGGCATCCGTCGAGCTGCTCGGGCTCACGGCTGGGACGACGTACGAGGTGGCCGTGACGGCCGTGGACGCGCAGGCGCTCGAGAGCGGATACTCGGCCGTGGCCGAGGTGACCCCGACGGCGACCCTCACCCGGCACACGCGCCGATGGCAGTGGGTCGGGCACTGAACTAAATTTCAGAATTCCTCTTGACGGGAATTTTCGGCCTCGGTACCCTTCCCGCCATGACTCTGGCGAGCATGACGCATGGCGATGCGGCGGTGGTACCAGTACTGGGCACTAGAATTTCCCGGCGTGGTGGCCGGGCTGTGGTTGGAAGAAGCGCAGACTACTCGACTCTCACCTCGAGCGCAGCGCCTATGACTCCCTGTGGCCGTCCGGGGACGAGGCATGGACTTGGGACAGGCTCTCGCCAGAGCGTCTCTGTACCCGAGGAGACGGCCATTCTTTCGAAGACCCGACGGCTGGAGGGGGCGGGCGGCGCGTGGCCGCAGTCCCCTCCTTTTCATGAGGTGAGAGATGAACTGGATCGAGCTGCTCAAGGCAGAGGACGAGCGCGAGGCGTGGGGAGCGAGGTGTATGGACTGTGGCGCCCCGGCCCGCACCTACGATCGCGGCAGGAAGCAGAGCCCCTACTGCGACGAGTGCTGGGATAGGTGGGCGGCAAGATTCGCTGCGCCTGAGTGCTCTGCCGTCCAGCCCCTGGGGCCGACGGGACGGTCGTTCGTCGTCGCGGCGGTGATGATCGTCATGGCGACAGCTCTGATTCTCATGGCGCTCGCGGTCGTGGCTGTCCGCTGTGCGTTCGGGTTCTGACCTGGGTATGGGCGGCAGGAGGTGACTGGTGGTCGAGCCCTTCGACCCGCGCTACGGCGCGGAGGATAGAGCTTCGTTGACGTGTAGCTCCATGGAGACGTATC